GTCCAGTATCTCTTATATTTTCAATTGTCATATTATTTACTCCTGTAAAATTTATGTGTTAAAAAAGAAAGGGAGGCTTTGACACCTCCCAATTCTATTTAGTCAATACCGTAGAATGCACTTACTAAAGCTTCGTCTCTAAGTACTTTCGCACCATAGACATGTAAGCCTCTAACAATGTCACCAAACGATGTTGGGTCTCTCAATACTTCTGTTGAAAGAATTGTGTTAGCAGTTGCAGTTGAAGACATGTGACCAGCCATAACTTTACCAGCAGCATTAGATGTTGCAGCAATGTTGTTTGACTTGTACATATCAAATCCACGTAATTTTCCACTTGATACTAGTCCATTTCTAATAGAACCTTGTCCACCATTATAGTCGACAGATAATAATTTAGAGCTAGATTGTCCTAGAACTTCGTAGAACTCAGGACTTGCAACAAACCATCTACCTTCTTCAGGTACATTCTGTTCGTCTAATAGTCTTGCCATTCTACCCATAAGGTCTATTGGGTCGTGTTCGCTAGAACCAAAACCAATATCTAAGTTACCTGTTCCATCAAAAGTTCCTGCTGCTAAATCTGTAGCATTGTCAGAACCTAAAATGTGATTAGGTGATGAAGCTGAACAACCAGCAAACATAGTTGCTAATACAGCAGCGTCGTATGAATCTTTCAATGCATAAGCAGCTGATGAAGAAGCAATCTCTTTGAAGTTGACATGTGACATATTAGTTTCAATATCATCTACGATGAATTTGAAAGCTTTAGCACTATCAACAACCAAAGTGATTTCTTGGTCTGTTAGTCTAGTTTCAGTTGTGTCGCTATTTCTTGTGTAATCTGACACTGAAATAACTGGTTCTTTTATAATTTTTACTGAGTCTCCGAAAGAGGATATCTCACCGGCATAGTCGGTGTTTGTGATAGCTTCTACTACTGAGGCTTTCCTAAAAAAGTTCATTACCTTTTTAGAATAAACCGAAGGTAGGAAGAAACTATTAGTTTGTCCACTTACAGAGTTACCAAAGTTGGCGTTTGTATCAGTACTCGGTTCAAAAAATTGAGCCATGATTTTCTCCTGTTAAGTTAAAATAGTTTAATCTGATATTAGCCCGTTCTGCATAGCATCTGATATTGCAACTTCATGCTTATCAAACTCTTGTACAGACATAGCTTCTATCTCCTTTAATGACCAGACTTTCTGTTGATTTGGTTCTATACTTTGTGTTTTAGTAGAGACCATATCTGCTGCAGAACGTCTTGTCGGTTTTTTAGAAGATGACTTAGTCTTAGGAATATCTATACCTAAATCTTTTTTAAACAAATCTAGAGCACGTGAAGCTAAATCGGCATCGTCATTATTATCATATACCCAAGCTTGGATAGATGAATGTTGTTCTTTTGCCCATTCATGAAAGTCATCACTGTTTCTGATATCTTCAAAATCAGAATGTCTTTTCATTAATCTTTTTTCTGCGTCTTGTCTTACTAGTTGGTTTTCACGTTCTTGGAGTTTACTAAGGCGTTCTTCTAGAACTTTTGCTTTAGACTCAGATTGTAAATGAGCAACAGTTTCAACAACTTCATAAACATCAGGATAGTTATTTTTAAACTCTTCTATTTCTTCTGGAGATTTAGGAGTTATGTATTCGGTTCTATTACTAGTAGCCTCTTCTATTAACTCTTGTTCTCTAGATTTAAACTCGTTAAGTTTACTATCATAATGTTTTTTTAAATCATCATAGCGTTTTTTGTAGTCTGGTCTTTTGTAAGCAGTATTCTTTTTACTTTCCAGTTCCTCAACATTTACACTTCCTTGTTCACCAACTTCAGTTATGTCGTTGCTGTCAAAAAGTTTATTTTGAGGTGCTTCAAAATATACGTTATTTGATGATTCAAAAGATTTTTCATCTTCTGTGTGCCAATCTTTTTTTGCATTATAAGGGTTTGGTACTTCTTCTTTGACTTTATTAGTCATCTTCTTTCTCCTAATTGGGGCTTTGTTCACAAGGTAGCTCTATGTCGACTAGAGGGCTTGTTTTGTAAAGGTAGCCTTTCGGTTATTATTTTGATAAAGTGCCTACGCTAATAGGGTAGCTCTATCGTTATTTTAGTCTTGGGTTTGTTGATAACATACCTTTACGTATCTCATCATCTGCTATGTCAGATTCAATGGAATTTCCAAATTGGTTTTTATTCATTTCTTCTTCCATAACAGGCGTTCCACCCACGGCTAAGTTTTGTCTTTCATCTGCATTAGCTTCAGCATCTTTCATCATAGACATCAAAGTGTCTTCTCCGATTTCTGCTACAGCTTTTGCAGTAAAAACAAATTCTCCATCCGATAACCTTGCAGGTATCGAATCAGAGACTCCTGAACCCGGTCCTTCAACAGGACCAGACCCAGCAAATTCTTGAGCAACATCTACGACTTTATCGAATAACATTGCTAATTGTTCGTCTTGTTCTAGTTTAGTAGATAGCATATCTTCTTCTTCTTCTGTTAATGCTTCTTCTACTATAAAATTTGTGTAGTTATTTTCCATGTCATTATCAGGAAGCATACCACCTGTATTCATTTGATATTTATCTTCTTCTAGTAATCCACCTTTTTGCATTTCAAATCTACTGTTATCTATAGAAAATTCTTCTGACAGTCTATCGTATTCTTTTTCTAACTCTGCGTCTGTCATACCAT